AGTTAATAGAGGAGATGGTAGACTTAAGTCAATCGAAGCATACGATATTGTTATGCACGCTGCCGATGCTGTTATTAGTGGTGGAGTGCGCCGTAGTGCTACCATTTGTCTCTTCTCGCCGGACGATAAAGAGATGGCTACAGCTAAAACTGGCAATTGGTTTACTGATAATCCTCAACGGGGTCGCTCAAATAACTCGGCACTTCTTCTAAGGGGTAAAACAACTCCTGAACAATTTGCAGAGCTAATGCAATCGGTTAAGCAATTTGGTGAGCCGGGTTTTGTATGGGCTGACGATGAAGACTTTATTGTTAATCCATGTGTTGAAATTGGAATGTATCCAGTAGATGTAGAAACTGGCAAGAGTGGATGGCAAGGTTGTAATCTCTCTACAGTTAACTGTGCTAAAGTTAATACAGAACAAGACTTTTATGATGCAGTAAAAGCAGTAACTATTATTGGCACTCTCCAAGCCGGATTTAATAGTTTTTCATATTTAGGCGAAACCAGCGAGAAGATTTTTGCTAAAGAGGCATTACTTGGAGTCTCAGGCACTGGCTGGTTAGAAAGACCAGAGATTTGCTTGAATCCAGACATACAACGAAAGGCGGCAGAGCTTGCGAAAGAAACAAACAAACTTGTCGCCGAGAAGATTGGAATTAATCAAGCGGCGAGAGTCACCTGTGTCAAGCCTGAAGGCACTGCTAGTTGTATCCTTGGCACTGCCAGTGGTATTCATCCTCATCATGCTAAACGCTACATTAGGCGTGTACAGGCGAATAAGGTGGAAGCGTTGTACCAACACTTCAACAAAGTCAATCCAAGGGCGTGCGAAGAATCTGTTTGGTCGGCCAATAGAACCGATGATGTAATCGCCTTTTGTATCGAAGTTCCAGATGGCAGCAAGACAAAGAATAAAATTACAGCTATTGAGTTACTTAGGATTGTAAAGTCAACACAACAGAACTGGGTATTGCCCGGAACTAATATTGAACTTTGTACTAAACCTTGGTTAACTCACAACGTAAGTAATACAATCAATGTCAAGCCCGATGAATGGAATGAGGTAGAGGAATTTATCTATGCTAATAGAGAATTTTTCTGTGGCATTTCATTACTTCCGGTGACTGGTGATAAAGATTATCCACAAGCTCCATTTACTGCTGTGTATTTACCTACAGAGATGATTTCTCATTATGGTGAAGGAGTGATGTTTGTAAGTGGATTAATTGAAGTCGCTTTAACTCTATGGGAAGATAATCTTTGGGCAGCTTGCGACAGCATATCTGGTCTCGGAAGCCCAATTAAAGGCAAGGCAAAATTAGACTGGGTTGAAAGATGCAAGAAGTTCGCTAATAAATATTTTGAAGGCGACATCAAAGAGCTAACATATTGCATGAAAGATATTTATAATTTTAAATTGTGGACTGAATTAAAAAGAGAATATAAAGAAGTGGATTATACAATCGTCGAAGAACAATACGATGACACTGAACTCGAACAAGCTTTAGCTTGCTCTGGAAATTCTTGTGAGATAACATGAGTTTAAACCCTATAGTACAATACTTTAATCACGCATTAAGCTTAAATGGGTTTGTTACTGCTACACAATCTATAACAGTTGATCAGTCTGCTTCAGCTAGACCACTGGTAGAATATGGAAAAATCAGAGAGCTTAAAGTAATTAGACCAAAGCCAGAGGTTAGAGTAAGTGTAGTTAGAGCCTTGTCAAATAACCAATCTCCTCTGTTCACCACACAAGGAGGAGATTTGGTTACGTATTATGGAATTGCAACAGGTCCAGACGGTACTGACGCTATAACATATGACATAGAATTTGGAATTAATAGAGATTTTCCTTCTAATAATATTGGTAAAATTCAAACTGGTGGATCATCTTTAAAATTTTCAAAATTTTTATTAAGTGAAGCCAGATACAATTTTAATGCAGATTCTACTTTTGCAGATGAGCAATTGACATTTATAGGTCACACTGTAGAAACAGGTGCTGGCGCGCCTAATGCGGGAGCGGGGCAAGATCAGGGCGATGTCCTTAGAAGACATCACTTCAATAAGGGCGGATGTTCTTTTCCAGAAGAGCTTCAAAGTCTATTTATTTCAGGCCGAGCTGTGCTAAGAGAAGTGAGTGTAGGATTTTCATTTAATTGGAATCAATTAACTAATTTTGGGGAAATGAATACAAATAAATTTAAATATGCATCAGTTCCAATTGATATAAGCTGTTCTATTACCGTAATAGATTTAGGATTCGATCAATCTGGATCAAATGGAGATATAGTTTCTGGACAAATAATGTCGGATATTTTATTCACGGCAAGTGACTTTACTCCTAATAGGACTATTTCAATATCAGCTGGTGGACATACATGGGATTTGGGGAGTAAAAACTATTTAGCTTCAAGAAGTAGAAGAGGAGGTGATGCCGGTTCATCAGGTTCATACTCAACATATACATACGAATACAAAAATAGTGAAAACTTTCTAATAATATCATGAGGTTTAAAATGTCAAGAAAAGCAAGAAAAACAGCCCAAAGAGCAACAGTCAGTGCCGTATCTAATCCACATCGTAAAATTCTTCAACCTAAAAGTATAAATCAAGAGAATTATATTATATCTATGGTAGAAAACGATGTTACAATTTGTACAGGACCGGCGGGATCGGGTAAATCTTCAGTGGCAGTTGGTTTAGCTTGTGGATGGCTTTTAGATGGAAAAATTTCTAAAATAATTATAACAAGACCAACAGTTGAGGCAGGAAGAGGATTGGGGTTTTTACCGGGAAGCAAAGATGAAAAAATTCAGCCTTACTTAGTGCCTATTATTGAAGAAATGAATGCTTATCTTGGCAGAGATATGGTTAAAAAATTTAGAGACGGTGAAATTATTGAAATGTGTCCTCTTGAATATATGAGAGGTAGAAATTTCCATGATAGTTTCATGATTCTTGATGAAGCCCAAAACGCGACATTTGAACAAATAAAAATGTTTATAACAAGAATAGGAATACACTCAAGGGCAGTAATTAATGGAGATGCCGATCAATCAGATTTACCAATGCATATGAGAGGTGGATTAGAAAGTGTTAGCCAAAAACTATTTGGCCTTCAGGGGGTAGGAGTCTGTGAACTGCAAGCCTCTGACATTGTTCGTAATCCTATCATTGGTAGAATATTAGAAAGGTTAAAATGAAAAAATTCTTAGCTCCAATTATTGTAGCTGGATTATTATGTGGAAATTTAGCGTTGTGTGAATCTAAAATGAATGATATATTGACAGAAACAAAAGAAATCAATGAAGATTATATTCATTTTTATGAAATAACATTGAAGCGTGAAGACTTAACAGATAAAAGAAAAATAGCTTATAAAAATAGCTTGAGAACTTTTATGATACGAGCAAGTGAGGAAAATTATAATAATGATCCTGATTTATATGCAGGACTAGAAGAGGATTAGGAATGCCTACATACCATTATAGATGCTCTGAATGCAAAGAAGAATTTGAAACTTTTCACAGCATAAAAGAGCCATTGAAGAAATCTTGCCCTTTTTGCGAAGTTGAAGGGTTGTCAGTGGTTTTAGATGGACCTCCAGTTATAATAAATAAGGAGGTCAAGACAATTGGACAATTAGCCGAAAAGAATAGCAAATCTTTGGGGCGATACGGCCTTGAAGAAAAGATGGCTACCGATGGGACTCTGGAAAAAATAGAAAAAAGATCCCACAGAGAACAACTTAATAAAATCAGCAAGCTAAGTTCTGAAAATAAAATCAAATACATTGAAACAGGAAAAATATAATGGAAAGAGAAAAACGAAATATTGGTCCACACGTTGCAAAAGTAAAATTTAATATTTTTGTACATAAATTGATGGACGATGGTTCAATTAGTCCAGCAGTATTAGACTGCAAAGAACTTTTTAGAGATTGCCAAATTGCACAACAGGGTGAATTATATATCGAAGGATTTGATATATGGGATTGTGTTAGCAAAGTCAAGAAAAAATTGGAAACTTTGGGGGATAAAGATTAATGGCAAGAAATGAAAATGAGAATTTGCAGGGGTTAAGAATCCCAGAAGAGGATGCAGTTGAATCAACGTATGTGGATAAGACTGGGGAGCCATGTAAAGAAATAGAAGCTGTTGCTAAAATTATTGAACTTCATAATAAAGAAGACAATAGGATTACTTCCAACTATTATGTTAAGCATGGAAGAGGAGATTTATTTGATCCATATGGGATGGATATGAATAAAACTAATGCTTATAATTTTCAATTTAAAAAAGTAGATAGATCAATATTTGAAAAGTATGTAGAGTATCTTAAAACTCGCAGAGAAGTATTTCTTATTCAAGCAAGACGAGCTTTTATCAATAAAGGATTTTAATTATGGCGAAGAAAAAGGTTGAAGTGCCAAAGACTGATACAAAAAAAGAAGTCAAAATGGGAAATGAAAATAAAAAGGTTGACATCAAAGAACCTTATGTTCGACAACAAAATGTACCAAGAATTCCTGATACATTAGAGATGTTTGCAACAAAAAAAGAAAGAGGATTTATAGCGATGACCCAAGAGGCTTCTGCAAAATCCGATGAAACTGCAAAAGAGCGTAGGTCTCAAACAACAGGGAATTTACCGCCAAGACTTGGCAATTGTATTCATAAAATTAGGGATGATAAATAACTATGCTTTGTACAAGTTTTGACTCGCACATTAGAAAACTAAGGATTGAAAAACATGAAGTGATCTGGAAATGTATTCTGTCAGACGGGAAAGAAGCGTGGTCTGATTTTGATAGAGAGGGCCACAAAGACCCTTGGACAAAATTAAAAGAATACTGCAATAACAACAATGTTGACATAGTAGAAGTCAGAGTAAGTGCTGTTGGCATACCTGAGCAAACAGTATATATTAATTCAAAAGGCATGGATGGGTTTTTTATATCTAGAGGTATTTCTAAAGACTTATTTATTGAAAATGATCAAGATAGCATAACATATAAATATCTTGTATTTGGAAAGTTATCTGATTCAGGAGATCAAATTTATGTTAAGAAATTTTATTGGCCTGAGTGTAAATTCTCTGAGACTTTAGAAATAAGAGCTATTACAGAAGATAACATGAAGCTAATGTATTTTAAACGTAAAACCTGTGGCGAAAATTGTACATGTCAAGAAAACGAACCGAGCTAAGCAAATATAAATCCCCGTCCACCGGGGATTTTTGCACTCCTGCCCAGTATGTGGCTGAAATTATTTGTCAAAGACAAGCAAAGCATGAAAAAGCTGGAACATTACCTTATAAATTTTGGAACAAGGGTAAGTGGAAGAGTATATACATTCGTCAAATTGGATTAGCAAATAAGCTAATTAAAGAATTTGGTGAAGATGCAATGATGAAATTTATTAATTCCAGAGAGGGAATTAAAACTATTTCTTTGGGGGCTAGGAATGTCAAAAATTCTTTGCAGAAAATTAGAATTGAGCTTGACAACGCTCCAAAGCATGATACAATTGAAATAATAGAAGTCAAAGAGTCTATCTACACTCCTAGACAATCTTTTGGGAATAAAACACTATTGCAGAGACTAAAGGAAATTGAAAATGGCTGACAATGGGATGGACAAAGAATTTGTTAAAAAATACGGCGACTATATAACTAGTGGAGATAAAGTACTTGAAGCGAAGAGAAATTACAAAACCATATCAATTAGTCCTGCTATTGATTTGGCTCTCGGTGGTGGTGTTAAAGAGGGTTCTTGGATGATTCTTTCCGGTCCTCCAAAGGCTGGAAAAACTACAACAACTATGCAGATAATTGCCAACTGTCAAGCTCTTGGCCGAAAGATCATTTACCTTGATGTTGAAGGTCGTTTAAAAGAAATGAACTTTGAGGTTCCCGGAATTGACCCCTCTTTAGTGCAAGTCATTCGATCTGGAGATGAACCTCTTGCAGCAGAAACATTCTTAGACATTGCTAGAAAATTAGTAGCAGCGAAAGAGAACGAAGGCTGTGTGCTTGTAATTGATTCTATCTCTTCTCTAATGCCATCAAGGGATTTAGATGAAGATATTAGCGGTATGACTAGACCGGGACTTCCTAAAATTCTTTCTGACTTTGTTAAGAAGTTAGGTCAAACAGTTCCTAATCAAAAGTGTCTAGTGATTCTTATCACTCACATGATCACAAATACAAGTGGCTATGGCAAGTCAAAAATGGCCGATGGCGGCGTTAAGATTCAATTCCAAGCAGATACTCGCATGGAAGTCAAAACTGTTTCACCTTGGGAGTCTGCGGGGTCTTCTAAAGAGAATAAGAATGTTATCGGATTAAAAGTGACATGGGAAGTCTTATGCTCTTCAATTGGCGCACCATTTAAGACTTGCGATAGCTGGATTAGATTTGGCCATGGTATAGATAAAGTACAAGAAATTATTATGATTGCTATTGACCTTGGATTAATTTCAGTGGCTGGTTCTTGGTACAACCTTGATTTTATAGAAAGTGAAAAGGTTAAACTTCAAGGACAAGAAAAGGTGTACAACTATCTTTCAGAGCGTAAAGAGTTTTATGCTTTACTTGAACAGAAGGTAAAGGAAATGCTGTATTGAAAATTATAGGACTTGATGATAAAGAATATTCATGGATTCCAAGTAATAATATAGTTGACACTGAAAAAAGATCCGGACTGCACAACAAAGCAAAAGTATTACTAAAAGAGCTGTATCCAAATGACAGAATTTTAGAAGAGCTTGTTTTGCCCGGAACTAAAACAGATAATAGAAAATCCACCCTAAAGGCGGATTTTTTTATTCCTCTCCGCAAACTAATTATAGAGGTTCATGGAGAACAGCACTTTGAATTTAATAATTTCTTCTTTGCAAATAAGATGGAATTTTTTAAAGCTAAAGCCAGAGATAAAGATAAAAGACTTTGGTGTGAAATAAATGATTTTACTCTTATAGAGTTAAATTACAATGAATCTATTGAAGAATGGAGAAATAAATTGTGGAAGACATAGATATCAAAATTAATAACTTCCATAAAAATATAGACGAATGGATTCATAATAATCATATAGATATTGACAATGAAAAAATAGCAGATAAAATATATGAAATCAATCAAATTATCTATATGTCCCATGAAGAGCTTACTAAAATATCTTCGGGGGAATGTCAAATTTCTATGTTTAAATTAAATCAATATCTTGGATATTTAAAAACAAAAATTGCAAGAGAGAAAGCTGTTAAGGCTTGGGCAGAACAAGGAATAGGCTATCTTATCACAAGCACAAAACACGATAAGTACGCAAAATGGGAAGAGAAGTATTATGAATCTGTTAGATCAAGTCAAACAGGAATAAAATTGCAGACGCTTAAAACGACTTCTGATGCTAGAATATTAGCGGGGGAAGCGACGATAAGCACAATTGAAAATGCGATGAAAATCCTTGAAAATTTGGGGAGGCAAAAGGGTTATGAGCAACGATCTTAAAGAACAAGCTAAAAAAATTATAGCAAAAGGCAAGCTTTTAAATGATACTGAATTAATACGCATGGGATTAGAAATGCTAGATAGTTATGATGATGATCCAGTAGCAGTTCAAACCTTTCCAGTTAAAACAAATAATTCTAACGCTGGCAAGTTTGATATGGAGCAATTTACTATGCTAAAAACAAATTCAAATATTATAGACAAAAGTGGAAAAAAGCAACCGCTCTATATTGGTAGTCGTGAAAATAAATATGCCGATGATGGTGTTGAACATAAAGATATTAAAACTCCATTTATTGAGCCTACGCAAAGAATAAGAAAACCAAGTATAGTGTCCGCTACATGTAGCGTTTGTGGAAAAACAGAAAAGGTTAATGAAATTTTTGTAACGGGTCGTGAATTTTACCGTTGCGAATCGTGTCTATTGAAAGGAAAATCATGAGTGTATATTTGAGTTATGAGTTACCAATTAAAAAATTAACATCCACTGCAAAATTACCAGATAAGGCAAATTTATTTGATGCGGGGCTAGATCTTTATTGTGATGAAAAAGAATTAATTACTTTAGCTCCGGGTGAGCGTCGATTATTCTCTACAGGTATTTCTATGGCGATACCCAAAGGGTTTGTAGGATTGATTTGGCCACGATCTGGCTATGCTGTAAAAAAGGGTCTTGATACAATGGCTGGAGTAATTGATGCTTCATACAGGGGAGAGGTAAAAGTGTTGTTAGTTAATCACGATAATGTATATCAAACATATTCCCCCGGAGATAAAATTGCTCAGATATTGATTCAAATTTCTCCTGACTTTACATCTGTAGAAGTCGAAAATCTTGAGAGTACATCCCGTGGAGAAAATGGATTTGGGAGTTCAGGAAATTGACATACCTCAAAGTAGGATTTATACTATTTATAACATTCTATTGCATTGTGCTATATAGAATAATTAGTGGTACGATTATAGGAGAAATTAATGACGAATCTAATATTTAGTCTAACATTTACATGGCTAGTTGGAATATTTTTTTTATTGATTGCCTATGATATCTATGCCGTTATTAAAGGCAAATCAACAATAAGTTGGATAGTTTTTGACACTAGTCGTCGATGGCCCGTAATTCCATTTTTGAGTGGATTTATTATTGGGTTTTTGATGGGTCATTTGTTCTTTCCAATTCCAATTCCGGTGGGGCAATAATGTCTAAATCAGCAATATATATACAAGCATTTTATATAAAAGATAAAAAAATTGTATTAGAGCAGTTACCACAAAATTTATACGATAAGATAAGAGAAAGTAATCCAGAATATTTTGCAAGAATAGATAAAAGAACATGGCTTATGCCAATTATATCAGATGATGATATTGAATATCATATTGTATTATCTACAGATATAGAGTCTGTAGAACAATTTATGCATCACATACTTTTTATAGAAGAGAAATTAAAATGAGCGAAGGTATTTTATTACAAGCAATCGCATTGATTGATAATAAGTTGGTTCCGATTAATTTGAAACCAGAGCAATACGAAAGTATAATTGAAGAAAGGCTAGATTCTTTTCCTGAAATCCAAGACTCTCCCGTTATAATTGAATTAGATCAAGTAGAATCATTCCAAAAAATGGAAGATGGAACTTATGAAATTATAAGGGGTTTTAATGTTGTAAACGGCGCTTCAAAAATATTTATAGTAATTAGTATTCATAGAGATATTTTAGAGACATTTCTTAACGGAATTATTTTTGCAAATTCAGTTATAAATCATGAATCTCTTGAAGAAGAAAAAATTTCTCTTGACAATTTTAATGAAGAGCCTATAATCTAAATAGAAAAGAGTTCAATATGAATGCACTAGTAGCACTGGCAGCAATGTCATTAGGTCAATTATTTGTGGTTAATCCACAAATTCCAGTTGTGGTTCAGCAACCTCAACCAATTGTCGTCCAATATCAATATGTAATACAACAACCTCAATATATCGTAATTCAAAGGCCAATATATGTTCCAGTATATCAACCAATATATCAGCCCCCATATTATCCATATCCAATTTACAGAATCTATCCATAAGGAGAATACAATGAACCAAGAAAAAAATCAGTTAAATGTTTACAATCAACTTGAAATTATCAAAAATGCCCTTGATCAAATTGAAACAATTCATGTGTACGAACTTGCTAATCGTCAATTTGGAACTTCGTCAGAAGACAGTTTAAAAATTCGAATTGACGAATTAGATAAGCAAATTCTTGAATATGAATTGCAGCTTGCAGACTCGCAATCCTATACTGATAGTTTATTAGATTCAAATAAAAAATTACTTGAAGCAAATAACAAACTTATTTCTGAAAAGAGTTTAGCATTAGAAAATCGCCAACTGACACAAGATCAGGCGGATGAAATAATTTCTGCTTATAAGAAATTGCCCCGAATTGTAAAGAAGTTTTATGGAGTGAATTAATATGAGCCAGTCCGAATTGCAGAACCTTCCAGTTGAACGTGCCGTCCTAGCTGGCATCTGCCAGTTCGGACTGGAAGTTTATGTTGAACTTGACTTCTTGCAAGCAGAGTATTTTAGCCACGAATTAAATCAGGTTATATTTACATGCTTGCAAGACGTTATCAACAATAATCAAAATATTGAATATCTCTCTATATTCTCAACAGCTCAAAAGCTTGGCGTATATGAGTTAATTAATAAAGCGACTGAAATGAGTTTCATCCGGTCGCTTTTTAATTTTCCTATTAATAAAGATAATGTTCCTAAATTTGCAGCTAAATTAACTAAGCTTAAATTAGCTAGAGATATTAAGAATACACTATCTATTTGTGACAAGTCAATGGCTAAAGTTACAGGAGATGAAAGTGTAGAAGATATTATTGGCATGGTTGAAACGCCAATCATGGAAATTACGTCTCTTGCATATAAAGAACAGAATAATAAGACAGTACTTCTTGGCGAAGATATTGATTCTTATGTAGATTATCTTATAAATAATCCTTCTGATTACCTTGGCATTCCTACGGGTTTTCCTAGATTTGACGAAGCAATCGGAGGTGGGCTTAGAAGAAAATCAGTCACTTTAATTGGGGCTAGAACTGGTGTTGGAAAAAGTGTAATCTCTACCAATGTTGCAAAATACGTTTCAGAAGTTTATAATATTCCAGTATTATACTTAGACACAGAAATGGATATCGGTGATCAAAGAAATCGTATGTTAGCAAATATTAGCGGAATTAAAATTAATGAGATTGCGAAAGGCTCTTTTGCTAAAAACTTTAATTCTAAAGAGAAAGTAATTGCCGCAGCTAAATTGATTGAAAAGATACCATATCACTATATATCAATTGCTGGTCAACCATTTGACAACATCCTTAATATTATTAAAAGATGGGTACATCAATATGTTGGTTTTGATGAAAATGGAAGAACTAAAGATTGCTTAATCATATATGATTATTTCAAGTTGATGAGTTCAGCTGGACTAACCGCTGCTATGCAAGAATATCAGGCTTTAGGCTTTCAGATTACAAAGATGAATGACTTTTGTATTAAATATGATCTGCCATGCTTATCTTTCGTGCAGCTTAATCGAGAAGAAGAAATCGCACAATCTGATAGACTCCAATGGCTTGCATCGACTGTTGCTAAGTTTCAAATGAAAAGTGATGAAGAAGTGGCAGATGACGGTGATGAGAATGGAAATCGTAAACTTGTTATTATTAAGGCTAGGCATGGATCTGGACTTGAATATGGTAACTATATCAATGTTAAAATGAATGGTGCAATTGCTAAACTTACTGAGTGGTACACAAGAGATGAACTTAAGAATGGAGCGGCAAATGCAAGTCAAGACAACTCCTTCGAAATTCGAGAAGGTGAGTCGGGAGAAGATTTATTCGATATGTAATGAATTATCGGATAAAGCCTCATCTCTACTTAACACTTTAAAAATTGAATATATAGAATTTCCTAATAGATTAGCATTTCCATGTCCAGTGCATGGAGGAGATAATTGCGAAGGATCATGTATATTTACCGACGGAGCTAAAACTAAAGGAAATTGGGTCTGTTGGACTCATTCCTGTGAAAAAGACTATGGTAAAAATATGATTGGTTTTGTAAGGGGCGTTCTGTCTCAAAGAGAAGGTAAAGAAGTTAATTTCTATAAAGCCATTAATTTTGCATTGTCATTTTTAAATAAAAAAATCATAGATATACCAGAAGAAAAGATAAGCGAAAGCATTTATGAGATCAATAAAATTAATGAAATATTAACTCGTAAATCTGAAAAGGTAGAATTAAATATATCAAGAGAGCAAGTTATTTCAACACTTGACATTCCATCAAAATACTATATAAATAGAGGATTTTTACCAGAAACTTTAATAGCTTTTGACGTTGGAGAGTGTTATAATTCTAATAGACAAATGTTCAATCGAGCAGTCGTACCCGTATATGATGAAACTTCTCAATATGTTGGATGTGTTGGAAGAGCAACTGATGAGAATACTAAGCCAAAGTGGTTTAATAGTAAAGGTTTCAAAAAATCATTCTTTTTGTACGGTTTATGGGTTACTAAGCCACATATTCAAAAATCATCAACAATTGTATTAGTAGAGGGTCAAGGCGATGTCTGGCGACTATATGAATCAGGAATTAAAAATTGTGCTGGAATATTTGGCTCTGACCTTAGTGAAGATCAATTAATCAATCTTGAAGAGCTAGGAGTAATGAATATTGTTATTTTAACAGATAATGATGAAGCAGGACAGAAAGCCTCTAAAGGTATCATAGAAAAGGGAGGTCGAAGATTTAATTATTTTACGCCTCAATTATCCAAAAAAGATATTGGCGACATGTCAATTGAAGAAATAAATAACGAACTTAAACCACAGATCAAAGGATTATTTTAATGAGTCAAATTATAGGTTTTTCTGGAAAAAAACAATCAGGTAAAAATACTCTTTGCAGTTTTCTGCACGCATATCAGTTAAAAAGCTATGGTATTATCCATGGATTTGATATTAGCGAAGAAGGCGAGTTAGTTATCGAGACGCTTATTAGAGATGAGAGAGGAAAAGAAAGTCTCGGCAAAGGAATTATGGATGTTACTAGACTAGACATTGAATTTGTAGTGTGGGCAATGGATAATATTTGGCCATTTGTCAAGCACTACGCTTTCGCAACTGCAATTAAAGAAATGGGAATCGGCTTATTTGATTTGTCAAAAGAATCGCTTTACGGCACTGATGAAGAAAAAAATTCTCCCATAAAATATAAGTGGGAAGACATGCCCACAAAAATTAAGGGCAAGTCCGGACCTATGACCGGAAGAGAATTTATGCAATATATTGGTACAGATCTTTTTAGAAAGATTTACCCAGCTATTTGGACTGACAGAACAATTAAAGACATTAAAGCAGAAGAGTCTAGACTAGCAATCATTTCAGATGTAAGATTTGAAAATGAAATAGAAGCAGTTAAGGAGGCTGGCGGGAAAGTTATTAGATTAACTAGGTCTGTTGGAGAAGATTTTCATGCGAGCGAATTAGCCTTAGATGAATATAAAAACTTTGATGCGGTAATAGATAATCAAAATATGACAATAGAACAATCATGCCAAGAATTAGTTAAAATATTAGATGAGTGGGGATGGTTTGACAATAGAACAATTGTTCCTCAAGAAAGACCAACAAAGAAGCCAAGTACGATGGCAATTAAATGATTACCACTTATTTTAGATCATCCAGTCTTAACAACTGGAAGTATTGCGAACTCCAATACTTTATGACTTACGTTTTGGGGTGGCCATCTCCAAGCAATCTCAAAGCGGATTTGGGAACAATAACGCACGCAGTATTTGAAACATTAGCAATATGCAAAAAGAGGACTCAGTTTAATAAAAGATCTAAAATGAAAATCACTCAGGAACCCTTGGGTGATTTTTCTTTTACTGAAGATGAATTATTTACTGATGACTTTGTAAATAAAGTCTTAGATAGAAGTTTTGAATTTTACAAATCTAATTCTAAGCATAATGAATTTAACGAGAAAGATTATCAATTTTGCTATAAAATGGTTTGGGATACATTGGCTTATAACAAAGGACAATTTGATCCACGTAATCGCAAAATTATTGATACTGAACCTCACTTTGATATTCCAATCAATGAACCTTGGGCAAAATTTACTTTTGATGGGCCAGATGGACCAATCTCTGGAAATCTTGCGATAAAAGGAACAATAGATCTTGTCACTGAGCTACCAGATGGTACAATAGAAGTAATCGACTGGAAGACTGGCCAGAGGCTCGATTGGGCCACTGGAGAACGCAAGGACTATGACAAACTGATGAAGGATACTCAACTATTACTTTACCACTATGCTATTGGTAAATTGTACCCTAAGTATAGATATACATTAATGACTATCTTTTTCTGTAGGGATGGCGGACCGTTTACGCTCGCTTTCGACAAGGACGATGATGAGTATTTTCTTAATAATACTTTAAAATCAATGTTTGAAGAGATTAGAGCAAATCAAAAGCCTAAACCAGTATCACAAGATCGAAATAGTTTTAAATGTCAAAAGCTATGCCATTACTATAAGACAAATTGGCCGGGTACTGAAAAAACTATGTGTCATCATATCGAAGATCAAATCAAAACTATTGGAATGCAAAAAACGGTTGAAACATGTACTAGGCCGGGTTTTACAATTGGAACTTATAAATCGCCCGGAGAAGTAGAATAATGAATATAGATCAAATATTTTTAAAAAATCATTTTAGATATTCAGAGATTTTAAAAGGCTTATACTGGATAAAAGCAACGTCAAAATATGCAAATCCAAAAATAGGAGAGGAGCATAGAGCCGGGGCAACTGACTCTATTGGATACAGAGTAGTTTCAATATATGGAAAATCGTATAAAGAACATAGATTAGTATGGATTTATCACAATGGAGATATCTCTGAAGGTATGCAGATAGATCATGTCAATAGAATTAAAAATGATAATAGAATTGAAAACCTAAGATTGGCAACGAGTTCATCAAATGGACTCAATACAAATGCTAAAAATTATACTTATAGAATAAATAATAAAAATAATCCATACGAAGCAAGATATGAACACATGGATAAAACATATTCCAAATCATTCCCCTCTAAAGAACAAGCCGAGAATTGGGTTATTGCGAACAAGAAAAAGATTATTGAGGATACGCCATGATATTGCCAGTTATAACAACACACTATTCATTATTGAAAGGTTTCATCAAACCCGATGAAGCTGCTAAAAAATGTAAAGAATTAGGCTACACACATTGCTTAATTGCAGATATTGAAACTATTAGTGGTGTTGTTGATTTCTTCAATGCCATGAATAAAGCTGGGATCGCACCCATTCTTGGAATGCAAGCCGATAATGGCTATTACATTGCTAAATCCCTAAAAGGGTATAGAGCTTTAATTAAGTTAGCCTCTAAAGAAAAGATAGAATATGCTAAAGAAGACTTACAATTTTATACAGAAGATCAACTAGCAGTTATGCCAGTTTATTATGCTGAACAAAATGATGCAATTCTTCATAGGATGGTATTATGTCTTAACTTTAAAACTACACTCAAAAGGGCTAAAGATGTAGATATGGGAGAATATAAAAAGTTCTTTGAATCTGATCATTACTTCTTTCATCCAACCCATAGGATTATACCTAGCGAAAAGCAATACTTTGGAACTAAACAGCTATATTCTGAGTTACAACAGTATAGCATTCTTTCTAAGCCTAAATTACCTCGCGTAGATTGTGCAGATATGTCTGAGAATGATTATCTAACACAGTTATGTAGAAATGGTTGGCGATCAAAGCTTATGCATTTAAAAGATGATAAGAAGAAAGAATATACTGATCGTATTAAATATGAGTTATCTGTTATTCATGGTTTTGAATTATCTGGATACTTTTTAATTGTGCAAGACATTATTAACTATGTAAGAAAGAATGAGTGGTTGCCGGGACCGGGACGTGGAAGTGCTGGTGGATGTTTAGTGTCATATTTACTTGGGATTATTGACATTGATCCCTTGAAATATGACTTACTATTCTCTAGATTTTTAAACGCTGGACGATTTACTAAAGATAATATCTCTTTACCGGATATTGATATGGACGTTCCATCCGTTCACCGCGATGAAATTATTGACTATATCAAGAATAAGTATGGCAATGAAAGAGTTTATCAGATGATTACATTTGGGCGTCTACAAGGTCGATCAGCAGTTAAGGATGTTGCTAGAGTTTATGGAGACTTATCTTTTAGTGAACTAAATGAGATCACTGAGAGTTTACCTCAAGAAGCTAGCATCTCGGATGAATTGGAAGAAATGGATATCAAATCAGTTATTCGATGGACTCTTGA